TAGAACTGGAAAAGAACGTGGCACGGTGGTAGTGCCATCTTGTCTAAATCCCCAACGTTCCATGCGCTAACGATGATCCTGCGTGAGTTTGGGTCTGTTTTAATAAGGCGTATAGCCTCTTCTATCTGGTCAATATTCCCAGATGGGCACTCCCAATCCCTCCACTGCTTACCATAGATTTTACCTAAATCGCCGTCCTTGTCTGCCCATGCGTCCCATATCTTGCATCCAAGCGTTTTAGCGTTAGTCTCGCCACGCAAAAACCACAGTAGCTCCTTAACTACTGCGCTGGTGTTGACCTTCTTAGTAGTAACCAGTGGGAATCCTTTGGCGAGATTAAAACGAAGCTGTGCACCAAAGATTGATTTTGTTCCAGTGCCCGTACGATCTTCCCTCGTTTCCCCGTTCTCCAAGATGTTACTAAGCAGATCAAGATAGTTCTTCACTAGCGAATATCCCCATCACCACCCAACGTACCACGGGATTTCCGACCAGACAGCTTTTCCATGTTTGCAGTAATCACTTGCTCTGGGTCTAATCCAATGGAACTACATAGTTTTATCAACACATCAAATACGTCGCCGATCTCGTGCTGCGCGGCCTCTTTTTTTGTTTCGTTTCCGAGGTCGTCACATACCCAGTTAACACGCTTAACAACGTCCCCGACTTCGTTCGATAATAAAAAAGCAATTTGCATTAGCTCAATCGTAGAACTAACGCGAGCACCCACGGAAAGCAGCATGCCAGAAACAAACCCAAGCGCGTCTTGAAGCCTAACCGCATACCAAAACACGTCTCCTAGTTCCGCGCCAATTTTTAATCGCTTCTCCGCGCCATCGCCATCCCTGTAGAGCTTCTTGATTTTGTTAGCCACTTCTCCTGATTCTCCAGCCAAACCTAACGAAAGGTACATCAGCTCGTTTGTCGAGCCTGTGTTGGCTTCTGGGTAAATGGCGGTAGTACGGGTAAAGGCTTGGTATTCTTTCATGCTCATACGGAATCTCCTTTCATTTTTTGTTGTTCGCTTTGCGCAAGGCTTAAAATAGCCTCTTTACCCGCTGGCGTGGCTCTAACTGTCACACATTCCCAAGACTGGGGGATATTATTCAATTCTTTGTACTTGCTAGAGAACCGTCTCACTAATGAGATAAGTGTTTTTGCCGTGGTTCCAGTTTTCTCGGCAACGTTAACCTGCCTCTCTCCGAGCATTAACATCCTATACAAAGCCACTTTCGATTTCGGCATAATTTCCATTTGATCCGTCACTTCGTTAAATTCTGCTTCGGTCACTCTAATACCCTCCGTTAATTCTAAATACTGGCTTAGTTAACCACCCATCAAACAGATATTTATTATAGCCCTTAATCACACTCTCGAAAAACTCATGGCCATTGGATTCAATCGCGTCCACTTCCCCGCGATTCTTAACCCTCTCCATCGCAGTTGATATCGGAACGTCTAAAAAGATTGTGGCGTCAGGCTCGACGTGTCCTATTTTAGCAATCTCAACTTCACGAATCCAGTCCCAACATACTCCGAAACCACTACCCTGATACGCATACGTTGATGCGGTGAAGCGATCACACAAAACATGTTTCCCTGTTTCAATCGCAGGTAAGATTATATTTTCAAGCAATCCTCTTCTAGCATCAAATAACAACTCCACTGCCAATTTCGCGTCCTTTCTCTTCCGTAACTTGTGCTTTAAGAGAGCACGTAGTATCTCCCCGGGTGGATCATTAGCAACCAGTACTTCTTTACCCTGCCACGTTAGCTCGTTTTTCATTCTATTGAGTAGAGTTGTTTTACCTGAACCATCAATCCCTTCTACTACAATGAACCTGTTTTCAACGTTCAACTCCAAAAACTCTGGGCTATAACCAACCATTGAAATATGCGTCGACATTATGAAATCCTAGCAAAACTTGTTTCTATTGCAACCCATTTTTATCGTGTCAAAATTAGCGCGTTGATCAAAGAAGGTAATTATGACACTTTCGCTTGCCGAATTGCAAACTCAATTTACAGTAAGCCTGTCTGGCACCACAGATCAAAAGCTGCAAACTCTTGCCAATGCGGTTAATGATGCAGAGTCAAAACTTGCTCGGCTTGATGATGTTTTAGCTACTGACACTTATCTATCATCTCTGTTTTTTGAGAGTGTACTTTTAATTAGCAGGCTAAACGCTGCAAGCACAAACACGATTACCGCTCTTAACACGATTATCGCGTCGCTCAATAACTCTTCAATTGTTTATAGCAAGAAAATTAGCATCACAGACGCAAGTGGTATTTACTCATTTCTATATGCAGACAACAGTATTAGTTCGGGTAATTATTTTGTTTCTGCCGTCCCCTTTGGTAACAACTCGTTTTCCGCAACCATAACAAACCAAACAACGTCAGGCTTTCATATCGAAATCAAGAGCCAAGGCGTGCATTTCGTTCCGCAGCCCGTAAATTGCGGGTCTGGTAATACCGTAATCGTTGTTCTCACAATCACAAAAGATAGAGAAACGCTTGATGCCGTTGCTTATTTGGACAGCATCTGGGACGGACTGCTGTTGTTTAATGGTGAAAAAGAATGGCTCGGGTATTTGCCAGCGCATTTCGATTGGGATAACACCGAAACTTGGGAGAGCAATAAAACATGGTCTTTTTGAGGTATAAAATATGACTATAACAGTAACTGCGTCATCTATTTGGGATGACGCTGTAGCACCTGCAATGACTGACCCTGTGAGCCGTACTGTCTTTTATCCTGTCGTGCAGAAGTTAGCAAACAGGGATAAGTACCTGTACGATCAATTAACAAGCATGCAATTAACAGTGTCTGGTTTCCAGACTAATTATGCAAACGCTTTAAGCACGGCACAAACGCAGCTCGCAACAGCACAAAGCAATCTCGCAATAGCTAACGCAGAACTTGCCGCAAAGAACACTCAAATACTGAACTTGCAGGGTAACGTAAATCTTGTAAATTTAGCGAGTACCAGCGCGTCATATACGATTGACGGTACTCACTACGTGATACTTTCTCCCAGCACTCTCTTTGATTTTAAGAATAATGCAGCTAGAAACCGAATATTCAATGGCAAGATAGAAAAAGTTTTCGTGCTGAATTACGGTCTATCTCAAGTAGAAGTTGTTGCTCTAATGAGTAATCCTTATTATGCACACAGCTAACACACTGGTAAGCATTGTTTCAAAAGAGCTATATCAAGTACGAGAGAACCCACCCAAACTCTCGGATTCTGATTTTGCAATAGCAGCAGATTCTATTGGATGTGATATTGCATCAATTAAAGCTGTTGCGGAAGTCGAGTCTAACGGTGGTGGCTTTAGCAAGACTGGTCTACCCCGTATTCTTTTCGAAGCGCACCACTTTTCGCGGTACACGAAAGGAATATACGACGCTACCCACGCAAATATTTCCTCGCGCATCTGGAATCGCGAATTGTACAAGGTTGGGGATGCAGAGTACGACAGATTACTAAAAGCTGTTTCATTGGATAGGCTTGCAGCTTTGAAATCGGCATCGTGGGGCATGTTCCAGATAATGGGTTCTAATTACTCTACATCTGGATTCAAGAACGTTGAGGCATTTGTAGAGGCTATGTTTGAAAGTGAAGGAAAGCATTTAGATGCAGCGGTAAACTTTATCAAGTCAATCGGTGCGGCAGATGCCCTGAAGCGTAAAAACTGGGATTCTTTTGCACTGAAATACAACGGGTCTGGCTACTCAGTAAATAATTATCACAACAAACTAAGAAACGCTTATTACCGCATAAAGGGATGATTATGAACGACGCGAAACATGACACCAAACATACTGAAACTTGCGACTCTAGCAAAACGTGTTTGTATCACGTAGATATTGCGGTAGACATACGAGAAATCATTACAAGGCAAGATTACTTAATAGAGAAGCTCTCAGATTTTAAGCTCGAAGTAAGCAGAGGTATTACAGACTTAACAGCAGTTATTACTTCACACGATCACCGAATAACAACTCTTGAAAATGAAGTGACTTTTTGGCGCAAGTCTTCAGAGCGTCGCTTTGCAATTCTAATAATCGTAATGCCTTTTATCGCCGGTATAATTGCAATTATTCACGAACTATTACAAAAGCTTCACTAACTATGAACCTACACACAGACATATTTGAAGCACTACAAGACCCGTCCACGTGGGCGTCAATTTCTGGAGTCATTGCCGGTGCAAACATGGATACGCCTTACGCTTGGTTGATTGTTCTTGCGGGTATCATAGGCGTCATTATGAAGTGGGAGCCAAAAAAATAGCCCCAGACCTCGGGGCTTTTGGTGGTTGTTGGTACGCGCTAGTAGTACACGCTTGAGTCCTCAAGGTTAACGTTCTTTAGCCTGATCTTGAGTTCCATCGGAGTCGTCCATGCTCCGTTTGCGTCGTACCAGTATCCCCTCCCGTTGTGGTACGTAATCTCTCCCTCCATCACAAAACGCTTCATTACCAGTGCCGTTATCCAGAATAGCTCAATAGCCTTGTTCACTGGATTTTCTGGGTTGTTTCTGTCAAAGTGGCAGTACTGATCGGGAGTACAATCTTGGATAGTGAGCAGCGATCGGATATGCCTCCTGACGTTCTCACCTCCGAACAAATCACGCTTTAGCGTGTCGTGCGGAAGGCTAATAGATGACATGTAAGACACGTAGATTGACTCGCAAATAATCTCTACTTCTCGAATTGTCAGGTTTGAAAACAGCTCCTCGCTGCCAAAAATCTCTTTGCACTTGTTCCAGCCAGACCATAAATCAAAGAACTTCGGGTTGTTCTGGATGTACGAGGCGTGGAACTTATTAATCTGCTCAAAAACGTATTGTAGTGTATTCATGTATACCTCGTGGAAAAGGACGAGTTTCCCCGTCCCGTTGGCTTCTAGTCTGCGTACTTCGCGTAGTACTTCTTTTCGTTTCTAAAGCCGACAGACTGCGCAAACTTCTCAATGCAAGTCTGAATCTGTCGGAACGCATCATACTGCGCGTCACAATCGCACACATCCAGTACTTCTTGCGTTATGCCATCAAGTACGCTCACTCGCGGCTTGTAAAAATCGATTCCGTCATCGCTGGAAAACGTGTTAGTATAATCTGCAACTGAAAACGAAACGTATAACACAGCGTCTTTTACTTCGTGGCTGATAATCTTCACTTGTTCGCAGTTCATTTCCGTACCCTCTGTTGGTGTTTTCAAGTGCGTTCACTTGATAAAGAACAGTCTACAGATTATTTTTATTATGTTGTATATCTCTAAAGGGGTATTAGATATTTTCAAATAATGTAACTTTGTACGAGAGAAGAACTACGCTATCACATGAGAACCTCGCCACTCTTTGGCTTCCCGCTGATTGTTGCACTTGTAAATTCCAGACTCTGCTTCCGCTTCCGCGTGCCAAAGAAGCTTTTCTAGTCTATCTACACGGTGTGGGCTTTAGGCTCAATCCAAGATCAGATCACATGGCGCAACAAAGAATAAGGACACTTGTTCAGCATTTCGCCAAGTTTTTCAAATATCAGATCAACAGTTTCAGGATAGTCTGGTGCAGACGTGTCCATGGGGAACACTAGCTGACGTCGTGGAAAATCTGGATGCCGCATCACATAAAGCTGATCATATAATCCAGCTTCCAGTAATTCCCAGCCCAGCGATCTTAAGAAATCGCAAAGAACAACAGGCGAAAGGTTACTCTGAAACAACTAGAACGGCACTACGCTTTCTTCACTTTCTACTAGTACTGGCCTAGCATATGATCCGCGATGATACTGTTCTTGCAGGTCACCTACGCGCTGATTAACGCCGTCGCAAATTAGTTGCCAGAAGCTGCCAACCACTTCCGTTGTTTTCTTGTCCTTGAAATTGCTAGTCTTAATCTTGCCTTCCGAGTACACCACACACCCAACCTTAATGACATCCGAAATCTCGGACGCTTGCTTACCGAAAAATACGAAGTTGTGTAGTTCCTCGGATTCCTTTTTGTCTTTTGTTTCATCAGTAGTGGCTACGGTGAACCTGATTATCTCCAAACCTCCTTTCGTTAGCTCTAGCTTTGGTTCTGACTTCACCTTTCCAATCACTGACAGCTTATTTAGACTGCGCATGCTATTTGTTTCCTATATTATGTTGTCGAATCGTGCACACAATTTCACAAAATCTAGTTTAATTGTGCCTGTGGGGCCGTTTCTATGTTTGCCGATAATAATCTCGGCGATACCCTTTTCGTTCGTGTTCTCGTTGTAAACCTCTTCTCGGTAGAGAAATATAACCAGGTCTGCATCCTGTTCTATTCCGCCAGAGTCGCGTAAATCAGACAAGATAGGCCGCTTGTCTACCCTTAATTCTAAACTGCGGTTTAACTGCGAAAGTACGACCACTGGTACTTTTAATTCACGCGCCAATATCTTTAGATCACGTGTGATCGCCGCCACTTGAGTAGCCCTGTTTTCTTTGCCGCTCGTGGGTATTAACTGCAAATAGTCAACAATGACAAGGTCAAGCGGAGCGGTTTTCTTTATTCTCTTGCAACGCGCTTTGATATCTGAAACCGTCAAAGTGGGAGAGTCATCAACCAATAAGCGCGTCCTCTCTAACCTCATGATTGTTTGTGTAACTTGCTCCCACTCGTCCTTTCTTAAGTTTCCCATTTCGATTAGCTTGTAATAGATATGAGACATAGAAGCAATCAATCTAGTTGCTAATTGTTCTACGCTCATTTCCATACTGAACACTAATACTGTTTTATCAGTTCTGGTTACAACGTGTTCCGCAATCCTCATCGCAAATGCAGTCTTACCCATGGATGGTCGACCAGCCACCACAATCAATTCAGACGGCTGCAACCCCGATGTTATTTTGTCCAGTTCAAGAAAGCCCGTAGGAATTCCCGTCATTTTCCCACCAGACTTCAACATCTTCTCTGCTTTTTCTATAACCTCGTGCGACACTTCATAGATATTTCTAGCGGATTCTGGTTTTTTACCCCGATCTGATATCTCAAAAAGCCTGTTTTCTATTTCACTAATAATCTCTTCTGGCTCCGAAAACGATTTCCCCTTGAATTTTTCAATAAGATCGGTTGTTAATTGAGACAGTTCACGCAATAGAGAATGTTTTTTTACAATCTCAGCATACGATTTAATGTTCTTTGTTCCCGAAACTTGAGCCGTTATTTCAGCCAAATATACCAGTCCACCGATTTCTTTTAGCTTATTCCCAAGAACGTCACTAACGGAAATAATATCGATTGGAACGTTCTTAGACGCAAGCCTAGAAATCGTTTCGAATATCAAACGATTAGAGTAGACATTAAAATCAATTGGAGAAACAATGTCCGCTACTTCACTCCACGCGTCCTCGTCAATCATTAGCCCCGCAACTACTGCGCGCTCAGCTTGTATCATTGCTTCTTCAGAGTAAATCATAGGTTTGTGGAAAGCTTTGTGAGTTTAACTACTAAGTCTTCTTCATTCGTGGATAATTCTATCGCATCCTTTATCTTTTGTTCTGAAATCGGTTGCGGGATGTTCTCCAAGGTGCTATCCACTAAATCTTCTAGCATCTGCTGGTCTTTTGTGTATCGTTTAGCAGTTTTAGCAGATAAAGACAGGTTGGATCCGCTTTTAACCGTTTCTGCACTTGCAACCATTTCGAAATCTTCGGGCTCAAGGTCATACCTGTCTAACAAATACTTCTGCGTAAATTTCACAATGCCCGCATTAGCTAATTTCACGTCCCTATCTGCTCGCGCTGACTCTAATCCAGTATCATCAGACATCACAAAAGATGGGGCGTTACCGGTAAATTGGTTTATCTTCCACAGAGCATTTATTAGTCTTTGTACAGTTGGTGTGATTAACCGAATATCTGACCTGCGCTTATCACTTCTCACGTCGTTATGAACGCTTGCTGCTGCATACGAACCGCCACTGCTAACATCGCTAGTTAATGTCTGGCCCAAAATTAGTTTCTGAATACGCCTACACAGCGCATGTTCCAGCTTTTCAAACTCACCAGCAGCACTTGGTGTGATAGCTGAAACATCACCTCCAAGCTCCACTCCGATTACAGCCTGATACCCTAGCCTCTGTATTGCTTCAACAAAGCTAACTGGGTCTTGAGACTTTCCGAGAATAAGCGGGTCTGCAAACCTTTCAAGAAAGTTTACCCAAAACCTCCAGCCATTAGCACGAAAAAACCATGGCCAATAGGCCCTGGATAGTAAAGCCTCGCCATAAGGATTTCGATATGTTCCGCTTCTAACAGTCAAGAGGAACTTCAATTCGGTATCGACGTTGATAATCTGTCCAGTTCCGGGAATGGTGAGTTTTAATTGACCGTCACGCATAGGTTCAAACCATTCCATTGGCTTTTCCTTAACTCCCTCTATTTCTATTTTCCCGCCTTCACCTTCTTTATAAACCGTTTCCAATACCGAGTAACCATATGGAACGGCAGACCATACACCCCTTAGCACACCGTCAATATGAGGTTCTAATAGACGCCATAGCCATTCTCCCTTCCTGTTATCTGCTCCTTCCAATCGCCAAGGAGTAGCCAAAATGGCATCCCTTCTAGTTTCTAATGCTGCCGATATTTCATCATCTGTTTCTAATTTACGAAGCTCATACCTACCCATTCCGAGTTTATTAAGAATAAAATCAGGGTCAGGTATACGAGTAAGCGCAGATAAAACCTGCTCGATTGCAATTTCACGATAGATCATTTTGTCGCCTTCTGTTTCTTTCTAATTTTCCGAATATATTGCTCACTTAGCCCGTGCCTCAATGCACATTCTCTCACACTAATACCTCTACTGAGATCAAATTTTATTAGATCCAGCCTCTTTGTTGTTCTCTCCGACTCTTTACTCTTCAAATAAAAATATTGCGCTGGAAGTGCATTGCATAATTTCACTACCGCAGGCCTACCAATGGCCAAAACTAACTGAGAAGATTTAGCGGGTGTGCCCGGGATATAAATACTCGTTCCACCAATTCTCTCGTATAACTTTTTTGCGAGATCCTCACCGATAATTGATTCAATATCTTTTTCTATGGACATCGACTCGGTCATATTGCGTTGAGTCTCTTTAGAGTTCCAGAAACCTTTGTGCTATTCGTAGACAATGCCATAAACGCATACGACGCAGCATCCACTCCGTCATCATGTGCGCTCTCTGGAAAAGAGGTTAGCTCTTCTCTAAACCACGCAGGCACTCTTGCGGGATCATGCCTAACTAGCCTTTGCTCATAACGTGTTAAAAGCGGCATAAATCGAGTGATTTTATCCTTATCGGGCGATATACCACGCACTGCATAATGAGTGGTTCTAGCTAATTCTTGCACTACTGACGCTTGGTATTGAACGCTCTCTACTGCCATGAAAACAGGCTTATGCCTACTCGCCGCTTGCTTGATTCTATTCAACACTTCGTGCATTCCTGCCCGATACCTTTCTACTTCTACGATATACACAACACCGCTTTCAGGGTCTCGCGTCATTACCACAATAGCCGTGAAATCGGACGTTTCCCTAGTGCTAATTGCCAAATCAACGCCAAATACAACTGGCCATGCTGGATTGGCAATTCCTTCCACGATATATTCATTCTTTACGAGACCAGCACCGAAGGTTACGAACTCAGCATTATACTCTTGCTTGAATACTAATTCCGGTAGTTCCTTCTTTTTCAACTCTATTTCTTGTTTGTCGATGTACGGATTAACAGTGGTGGGCATATTAAAAGATTGCCAAGATGGATATTCTGGATCCAATTCTCTATTGAATAATTCATGAAAGAAATTTAATCCCTTGGGCGTTGATATAAACCAAGCATCACCCCGAAGGTCAGTGAGCGTAGGAGATATTGCGCGTTCCCATGCATCCTTCAAATACCGTGCGTGTGCCGCTTCATCAATTACGATACGCGCATACTTTCGGCCACGGCCTGCATCCACGTCTTCTAGCGTCCAGAAATCTATTTTCCCGCCAGTAATTAGTTCGATCCTCATTTCCGCGCGATTAGCTTTCTTCACAACAGGTTTGAGAGTGGCGAGCATTTCTTGCCAAACCTCTAAAAGATATTTATAAGTGGGACTAAAGAAGGCAACTGGCGCACCATCAATAGCTCCCCCTTCTGATAACGTTAGCCATTCCGTAGCGAGCAAAGTTTTACCAAAACGACGGCCAGCCGCTATCACTTTATAGCGAGCATTGCTTTCTAGTATTTCTATTTGTCCAGAATGAAGGTCAGGGTCTGGAATAACAATCTTAGTTTTTATGTTTTTACTCCAACCTAAACTCTCTTAATTCTGGTTTGAATTCCTGAGGCTTAAAATCTGGCCTTTTCACCACTCCTACGCGCTCAATTTCAATAACTGGCTTTGCCGCGCCCTCATCCAATCCCCATGCTATTCTCTCTCCTTTTTGCCTAAGAATTAGCATTTCGGCAGTGATCTTTGCATTCCGCGCATCTTCGTATTCGGATGGTATTCCAAATTTTAATCTATGATCTGACCATTCGCGCTGATGTGTTTTTAATAGATTTGCTGCACGATCTACAGCAAGATCCAAGAGCCTTTCTGCTTTCTCTGATGAATCACTATCTTTTAAGCCAATCAGCCTTTCTGTTGCCATTTCTCGTATGACGTCAGACAGGCCTTCTTTTGGCTTGCTTCCCCAGTTCTCTTCTCTTGCTTTATGCACTATCATTGTCTGCGAGATGCCGTATTTTTTAGATAGCTCGCTTAGACCAACACCCACGCTTCTACTCGCGCGTATTTCTTCCCACTCGTCTCTTGATAGTTTAGATGTCCCTTTGTACGACATTATTTTTCTCCCAATCCAAGGGCTTTCTCAATAAACGTAATAGCCCTGCCATCTTTTACCATATCTCCCGTCACTCTTATTAGCTTCCAACCCTTTATAGCGGCAGTATTGTACTTTTCGCAATCTCTTTCAAATCCCAACGCTCGAATATGCCTACCATTCACCCACGTACCACCTTCAATTTCCAGTGCCACTTTCATTTCTGGCCACGCATAATCAAATCGCCACTTTCTTGGAGGTGCAAATCTATGTTCTCTGAGAAATGGCAACGTTCCAGACTTAGACAGCTGCAAGCTCATTAGATCAGTCAGAGAAAGCCTAGAGCTTATTGTCATGGTCAATTTGTTCTATGATGCCTACGCATAACAACAGCTATGCTTTTTATGCCGTCTTGCAATATAGACGCATCAAAAACCCTCTTCTCGCTATTTGATAGTGTGAACATTAAAGGATCTTTCTTGAGTACATCAAATAGGCTGGCGTCTAACGTGAATGCGTATTCTTTTGTGATTAGCTTCTTGATTAGCGCGTCCTTTATTGCCGTTGCTCGTTTCTTCGAATCATGTCCAGCAGACACAATCCATTTCACCTTTTCACCCGCAATTACTAACCGCTCGTAGGTGGCCTTAAAAGCCATTCGTGCACCAACCACATCCCCAGCATCAAACACGTTCCTAGCCCTATTCCACGCTTTCGCAATCTCACTTGTCCAGATAACCGTGTTGGCCTCATCCGCGGCTTCAACAGCGATTGCCCACGCCTCGTCCGAATCTGGACTAACACCGGTAATTTTTGGCAACTTATGAAGAATATCCGCAGGCTTTGGCAAATACCTACCACGATCTGGATCCGAAACGTGCAGCTTGATTGCTTTCATTAAATCAATTGATCCGTAATCCCCAAAAAATTCTGCGTAAAACATCGCTTTCACATCATCTACAACATCGTATATCGAGAAAGCGGTTTTGAATATTGAAACCCTGTCATCGCTCGACACCTTAACCCCCTAAGCTCGCTTTGAACATTCTCAGATTAAACAGACCTCGTTCCATTGCGCCCATTGCGAACGTATCTATCTTCGAGATATCAGATTCAGTAGATAAATTGTTTTGGGCAACGCTATTATTAGCACTCACAGTGCATTGCTTGTTCTCTGATGCCGTATTTCCAGACTCAACAACATTTCCTTCTTGATCCACGCGCTCTGCGTTCACATCTCTAGCCGCATCGTACCCTTGCCCCTTCTTTAATTCCATTTCGCTAAGCACTTTCAGCGCATCAATACGTTGCTTGTTCACCTTCTTTTGATGAGTTTCCTTGAAAGACTCATAAGAAGATTCGAGTTTCGGATCTTCGGTAACGTTATTATACATTGCCGTCCTAACCCTCTGCGCATTTGATAACAACACTTTCAAGTCATGACCAGTCTTTATAAAGAACGGGGAATTGTGCTTCAGGTAGAACGCAACCAACGCGGGTGCCTCTTGACCCACATCTTTTGCAAATCGCTTAATCATTGAATGTGACGCAGCATTTCTAAGAGCTGGCGCATTGTATCGACTGAGATACGCAGCAGCATATGCGTCCCAAGTTTTTTGGCACAATTCAAACAAAACTGGATCCACGCCTTCTTTTAGTTTCCTAACTCCCTTATTTTTAGTCTCTGCAATAACGTCAGGAGCAGAAAAAACGGTGGAGACCAATTCGAACCCAGACGCCCGCGGTTCCTGCGCTTCCTGAACAACTGATTGCGTGACAACTTCGGGTTCAACTCGTACCAGAAGATTCTGTTCGACAATATTAACGCCTGCCAGATAGCTATTCATTGCTTCTTTAGTCGCGCCATCCAACGTCTTCCTTTTTTGTCTGCTCTGCCGTGGTTCTACGACCGCGATAATCTGATCCTCTTCGCTCACGTGTTTATGTGTCAACACTGGAACTCGGTCAGAATCAATCTGCGTTAGTGAACGAGTGTTCAGATTTACGGCCACGGCAATGACACTACCAATCACATTAAAACCATCGATCGGCTCGGCTCGTTTCACGCGACGCGATTCTTCCTTTGCCTTTTTTGCCTCTGCCGCTTTCCTTGATTTCTCTTGCACTTTAACAAACGCACGCATTAGCTCTGGGTCGCCACCAGTGATTCTGATTGCCTTTTCTTCTTCCGTTTCTTCCCTTCCTTGTCCCTTCATAACCTCAGAAACACTCACAACCTCTTGATTTATAACGGGAATAGACAACGCTTCCTTGTCCCTTCCTGCCTGCTCGATATCGTTCTGCTCTTGCAGGTCTTTATACGCTTGCATCAAATCTGGATCACCACCTGTAAGCTTGAATATCTTTTCCTCTTCCGTTTCAAAACCAGTTAGATCGTTTAGGCATGGGTGACGCTGTGGCAAATCGCAGATGCTTTCCTGTCCACTCATCCCATCCGCAACGCACGCAACCTCTTGATTTACAACATGAATATCGGATGCCTGCTCGTCCCTTCCTCCCAAATCTTCAATCTCCTCGGTAATGGGGATTACGCGCGCGCGATCTAATTCCATTTTGTTAGTAGCCCCAACAACCTCAACCCGCGGAATTTCACCAACGCCGTTAAACGCGCCTACCGTGCTTTCTGGCGAGTTCTCATGGGTACCCGCTACCTTTGCACTACCTCCCACGTCAACAGGTGTTACATCGAACGCTGGCAAGTCACACGCGGGCTCTGAAATCTGCTCAGCCAAGCAATCGGGAGTTTCGGCATGAGAGGGGGGATTCGCAACTGGGGGAGAGGCAGTATCTTTTAGACCTAAGACTGGGTTTTGAGTGAGAGAATTGATTTCAACAGCTAACGGCTCTGGCGAGGCTTCTAAACCATGGCTAACCTCAGGCTTCAAGATTGGGTTGGTCTCTTTAGTAAACGTCAACTGAGAAGATTCTAGGCTGTTAGAAGCAAGGTGTTGGGACTTGTCAGTGTTCTTCTCTTCAAAACCATCCTTGGACGTTGTTTCCTGTTTGTCTTTCTTGTTTTCACAATCTCTATGGGTAGTGTCAGGGTTAACACATGTCCGAGTGCTAAGCGTAGCGAGCATCTCGGGAAGTCTTTTGATTGTGCTTGTCAGTTCAAGTACTGCGATCAGTATTGCTTGTGCGAAAGTTGTTGGCTCGGTGTTGTCAGTTTGCAAAGGTTTTGACTTTGACTTTTCTTTAGTACTTTGACTTTGATCTAAAGGCAAAGAAAAAGACTTAAGGATGTGGTCCGCTCTTCCGATAACTAAGCGATCCTCTTGGTCATTTTGACCCTGCTCCGTCCTCGTCCCCTCATCCGATTTTAATTCCTCGCAAACCGTTGATTCAGCAGAAGAAATCAGTGTTCCAACTTGTCCCTTCATCGCTGTTTTTTGTTGTGCTTTGCTCGTCCCTTCCTTGTCCCCTCCTCGTCCCTTCCTCATTTGAACGGAATAATGCGGAGCTGCGGACGTATCCTTTTTTTCGTCGATGTCGGCAAGAGGTAAGCGGAACACGAAGTCTGCGCCGTCCTCTTCCAGTCGCTCAACAAGACCAGCACGTCCAAGCTCGTTGATCCTGCTCTCGATGTACTTGCGCGTGCGCTTGACTGGTTTTTTAGTAGAGCCACGAACAGGGGTGAACTCGATAGTTTCTTTGAGAGACTGAATGCTCACTCGACGCCTAAAGCCAACTTCTGCGGTCTCGAAGTTAACGTACGGCTTGAGACCAAGAACGTAGATCACTTTTGCATCTGCACTCAAACCCTGAGTAGCCCACTGCTCATTTGTGTTTAGATAGGTTCTCATTTTCGATAACCCGTAGTTGCGAAAGTGGCGATTGAATTTGCCACGGTTAGTAGTTCTTGTTTTGTTAGCTTCTCTTCAGCTGCAACATCGATAATCATGTCGACAAATGCAATGAGTGAAGATTCTCTAGTATCACCCACATCATTGCTATAGAAACTTGTTTCATTAAAAAAATCGTATTCTTCAGTAGTGAGATGATCGAAATTGTTGTTCACTGGTTTTGCTCAAAATAAGCTGCAAGCATGTTTCCAGTTCGTGTTAGCTTTACTTTGATTTTTCTTGTTCCTAGTTTTTGAAAGTACACGATATCTTTGTTTTTAAGGTCTATCAGTATCTGGGAGATAGAATCTAGTTTCGGTATATTTATTGTTAGCCCATGATTTTTTATCGATGTCATGAGATTCTTTTCGTTTTGAGAAATATCTTCTACGCGCATAGCTGTATGTACGTAACTTTGTTGCGGCCAAGGCTTGTTATCTGTGCTCTGAAGATTTCGCTAGATTCTGCTCTCACTTGAACGTAGCCCAGCTCTATTAGTAGTTTTAGAGCGTTAATTTCTTCTTCGCCTTCGTTTTCTTCTGGAAACCAATGCGAGTCGTACTGTGAAGCCCAGACCCAGCCTTTCCATTGCTTATTAAAAAGCAGGTAACGATGTTTTGCGCTAAACTCGAGTAAGAGAAACTCCGAAATCGCGCTCATTAGACAGCCTCGCGAACCAGATAATCGGCAACAGAGCGAACCAGCTGCGACTTCTTGATTAGCTCTGCGCCTTTCTGCGTTAGAAATACCAAGTGCCTAGCCTCGCCTTCTCCTGCCGTGTGCCTGAACGTGTCCACTAACCCTTGGTGAATGGCAACCTCCAGCGCAACAGTGTCGACAACGCCGCGGCTTACGGTAACGTTCCACCGGGCGTCATTGATCTCGTTGTTTTCATTCACAGAAAACGACAAATATTGGTTAGTTGACGAAAACGAGGCCAAAAACTCTTCAAGCTGCATTTTTGTATTCCCTTGTGTTTTGTATAGGTACTGTAAGGCCAGTTTATAACTGTTTGTTTTATATGAAAAATCTTGTTTCGTGTTCTATTCTTGTAAATTTTTCTTGTAGACAACTGTAAAAAAGTGCTTGACTACGCTTGTTTTTTATTGTTATCGTGAAGTTGTTGAGTAGAACCTTTAGGTACTGTAAGGCCAGATTCTTTTCCAGTACCGACAATGCCGTATAGGTAAATAGACAGAGCATGTCTCACTATCTCGGACAGCGATCTATCTTCGCTGTGTGCCTTCTCCTGTAGGTCTTTCAACATGCTTTCAGGAGCAAAGAACTTGATTGGGGCTGATGTGCTTGGTAGTGGGTTCTGGCGCATGTGAAATATCTCTGTTTATCTATCGCCATAGAATACCATTTTATTTTTAGATGTCAATGACTTTTTAAGGGGTGTGTGAAATGGATAAAAACACATTTTCCGATCTTTTGAGTGTCGGCGGTCGGGTTCGTTATGCCCGCGCGATAGTTGCTTGTATTGACCAAGGGCGTCTTGCAGGGAAGATCGGATTAAAACAATCTGCGATTTCTTCGATAGAGAGCGGCAGGACTAAAAACACGGACAAACTACAACAAATAGCCGATGCTTGCGGCGTGAGTTATGAATGGATTATGCATGGCGGGGATTTGAAAACCAAAGAAAATTGTGGAGAGTTATTTGATTGTGAGAGGGGACTAAATATTCATGCTGATACAGAGGGGGGTTTGGCTCGGAGGTTTTTGCGGGCAAGGAAGTTGGCAGGACTGACGCAAACGGAGGCGGCAAAGATTGTGGGAGTGGCACAGAACACAGTTGTGACGATTGAAAACGGGGTTACAAGCAGGTCTAAGTATTTACCAGGCTTTGCAAAGGCGTTTGGTGTCCGCAATGAATGGCTAGCAACTGGAAATGGGGATATGTGCCCAAAGCCTGATGTTCAATCTGAGCATGTCGCCTCACCGTTGCGATCCGCAGACCAGAATCGTATCTCTGACATTTTTGCTTCCGTGCTTAAGATGTTGGACATTAAACATGAATCTATAATATTGTCTTTATTTCAAGCATACCTAAGCACTGGAGATGAGATGCTAATCGAGTCCATGAAGGCACTACTAGGTAACAGGAATAGTACAGAAGAACGGGGTTTTAGCAAAAGACGAACCGAAGAAGTAGAGAGGGTTGCTTGCTAAACGCTGTAGGGTTACACATGAGCAGGTTAGCTATCCTATTTTTATCGTTGGTCTGTAGCCTTGGTTGTGTTGCAGATGACGCGTTGGGCGTTGGGCAAGGTAAAAAGTGTGTGTATAAGCCCGTCATGTCGGACGATGACCTTACCTACCCCAACACCCGCTTAGCTAAAATAGCCACTAGCAGACCTCCCATTAGATATCCAATAAACGCCTCCAGCATAACCAACAGCTTTCCTAATGCCGATCTCGGCACCCAGTCTCCGTAGCCAATGGTTGTAAAGGTTACCGTCGAGAAGTAAACGCCATCCAACAGTGTTGGGGCTGATCCTGTGTTGCTTACGATTGTTTCCGGTACTGCTGAAAAGATGACCCCGAAAGTGGTTATCACTCCCACTACCCATGCCATCCAACGCGATAAAGATTGGCCATAGTTGCTAGTAAGCCATAGCCACCATGACATGGTAGGGTGACGTCTCTTTAGATGTTCTATGCGCTGCTGAAAGTGTGCCTGTTCATGCAACAATACGGCCAGCGTAAAGTTGATGCTGTTTAGATCAACGCCTAGAAAACTTGTTTTCGTATCGTACTGCACGTTGTCTAATAGTGTTCCATTCATTCGGCACCAGTCGAAACTTGTTCCTCTTAGATTCGACTCTGACAACCAAGTATCATCAAGGTTTGATGCTGACAAGTTCGAGTTACTGAGGTCTGCTCTAAAGAAGTCTATCTTTGACAGGTCTTGCTTGCTCAAGTCTACCCCGTTTAGCGGTGCTCCCCTCATATCCGTATGGTCGCAGTATTTGCCGACCAGTTCGTCTAATGCCTCGCGCTTGTAGCCATTCTCTCTCCACTTCCTGAGTATTTCCTTCCCATCCGTACTCGCAAGCTCGAAAATTTCAGACTGAAATCCAATGACGCGCTGATCGACAATGGAAGCGTTCAGGTTCATTTTTTCTCCAAGAAAAATAGCCGATATCCACAATTTTAACACGTTAAACGAAGTCTTTTTTTGTAAATAAAACTACGCAACCCTCCCATCCTAACATCCCCTCCTACTGAACTGCGATTGTCGCGCGTTGCCCTTCCGTGTCTTTTGCTCTAGCAGTAATAAATTATTGGTTTTTAGAATTATTTATTTGACAGATCAATATTAAGTGGTATTATATTACTCATGACGTCAGCGAACGTTAAACCTCAACCACAAACACCGAGAGCGACCATGACCACCAAAGCCAAAGCCTCAGTAACACCGAAGGACAAACGCACGGGTATTGAGTTCGTTCACTCTTGCGGCCACGTTGGCAACCTCGTTGATTACACGATTTATCGCGCAGACCGCTACGAAAACGGTACGGTGGTGCCATTCCGCAGCCAAACATTTTATGAGATGGCTGACATTGCGGAATACAACGAGCGTCACGGAACAGACTATCGCTTTGTGCGTGAAGAAGAGGTAATGGTTCAGCTTTCGGGAAACCAAGGCATTCGTAGAGTGCAGTTAAGCGACCGTTTCGCCAAGAAGTGCCCTGCTTGCCGTGCAGCAGCCAAGAAAGCGGCAGAAGAAGCAAAGAAGGCCGAGGTTGTTGCGCCAGTAGTAACCCCCGCACACTCCCCAGAAGTAACGCCAGAAGCTACTCCAACAGTAAAGAAATCCCGTGGACGCCCACGCGGTTCTCGCAATATCAAGAACACAAACGCACAACAAGACCAAAGTACGGTTTCGGTCACGATCGAACGAGATGGAAAAACTGTGCAATGGACTGGCTCGATGTCTCAATACACGTCAGCTAAAAAGGTAAGGTCTCTTCCAGCTATCCACACCTGCGGCCACTTCCCAGATGATTCTAAGTTATCTCTAAAAGGTCTACGCAAAGAAGCGTTCTACGACAAGTACGTAGAAACCTACTCTCATGAGTGCCCGATGTGCGTTGCCGGTTCAAGCGTTTCTGACGCCGATTTACAAACCCTTGACCTGCCTTTATACGCTGAGCCTTCCATTGAGGTAGCACAAGAGACGGTAGAGGTCGTGCAGGTTGAAGCCGTGCAAGAAGAAGTAAAAACGGAAGTAGTAGAGGAAGAGGTCGAGCTAATTAAGTCTCCGCTGGTTTTGCAAATTGAAGAGTTGATAGCGGAGATCAGGTCAAAGAAGGCAAACAAGGCGAATGTAGAAGCAGTGGCTGTTCGTGAGACGGTGAAAACAGAGTCAAGGATATCACCTGACGAAGCAATGTTGAACTTCTACGATTCTAGCTTCCAAAACGTTTCTGACTATTGCGAAGACCAGTACGAACCGAGTAGCGAAGAAATTGGTGAGGTTGTTTATTACGACGAATGGGGTTCTGTAGTTAAACAAGAAAACATGCGGGATGTTAGCGATTACTACGAGCTGATTAACGGGCAGATGGTGAAAACGCGTGCATCTAAAGTCGGTTATAGCGACGCTGGCTTTGTCCGTGGGTTTTCTAAAATGAATAGGGAGGATATGACCTCTTTACAGAAGATCAGGTCTACATCAATGAGCAACAGGTATTACGAAGGCAAGCGCGAGGAAAGGGCTGGAAAGAAATCTGGCTGGTAGTAATTCAATCACACACACGAAAGGGTAATAGATGATCGATTTAGAGAAGTTTAAGAAAGTTTTTGCAGAAGAGTTTGGCGATATCCAACAGAAGAAAAACAAGTGCACAGATGATCATGTGAAATGCAAATGCAAGAGTCGGGATATAGAAGTCAGGGAGTACGCTGGAATGCTAATCGGCGACAAGGTTTGCAAGGGTTGCGGCACTGTGTTTCCTTTCCGTGGGTTCTAAAATGAAGAAATTAGCAGGCGCAAAAGTGATAAGCCCCAACCTAGATGCAACGTTCTATTCACCAAAGGTTGTTGGCGAGGAAAAGCGCGGTTGGGTAATGGGTATAGAGCGTATTGAGAAGACGGATCAAATTACCGGGGAAGTGAAGAGAGAAGATGTGGTTAGGTTCAGGGAAGACGGAGAGAACGCAAAAGACCTTTTTATCGGACAAGCGTCGTTTGTTCGTTTGATTACACACTTAATCAAAGAAAATAAAATTAAAACTGGTGTGGATGGGACGCCAATTCAAACCCGGTACAAAGGAACGGTAAAGAACAAATCAAACAACTTCGAGTCGAAGCTATTCGAAGTGTTTATGCTATCCACGGATTAAACGGGAGTCACAACTCAAAACCCGACGGGCGGCGCGGGTTGAATGGCATAGATTGCTAATGCGTAAGTTCCCTCGGTTTAGCCTGCGCAGGTGCATAAACGCCGTGACTTAATCTCAACGCGAAATCTACGCAAGCCGCCATCCTTCAATTCCTTCTTATTAAAATCAAACATGGCAAGAAAACTAAAACTGAAAAAACAAGAAGAGATGAGCAGTAAGCCCGTCACAATTACTGTTGCATCGGGATATCTGAAGGTACCACCCGCAGAGGTTTATAACTATCTACAAGAATTGGGTTGGGTCTATAAAAACTCAGGTAGTTTTGTTGCGAATCAAGAGAAAATAAAAATGGGACTGTTAGAGCATGCAGATGTGAAAGAGCAGATTTTAATTACGCGGAATGGGGTAGTGAAACTATCTCAGATATTCGCAATAAACATGTACTACCAGACTGCAAAAAATGTTTTGGCTATTAGTAAAAAAGAAGATATCAGCAGGCTTAGAAAATTATATCCGACCGCTAATAGTGAAGACACAAATGACTAATCTACAGAGCGTTTCTCTCGACATCTTCAACAAGAAATACCGACTCAAAGACAAGAATGGAAGCTGGGTAGACCAGACCATCGAGGACACTTTCAAGCGGGTTGCCAGAGCATTAGCTAATGTGGAAAAGGAAGATATACGCGAGGAGTGGTACGAGAAATTCTTGTGGGCTATGAACAACGGAGCCATTCCAGCAGGCCGCATTCTCTCCAATGCAGGTGCCACTGAGTACAAACCTTCTACCTCTACGATTAACTGCACGGTATCTGAACACGTCCAAGACTCCATGGATGGCATTCTCCACGCTGTCCACCAAGCAGGCTTAACCCTTCATTCGGGAGCGGGTATTGGCTATTGCTTCTCCACACTCAGGCCAAAAGGTGCGTTCGTTTCAGGTGCTGGCTCCCACACTTCGGGGCCGCTTTCGTTTATGGAGATATTCGACAAGATGTGCCAAACCGTGTCATCGGCAGGTGGCAGGAGAGGGGCACAAATGGCCACGTTCGATGTATCCCATCCAGACATCCTAGAGTTTATTAGAGCCAAACGAGAAGACGGCAGGCTACGACAATTTAATCTCTCGGTGCTAGTTACCAAAGAGTTTATGGAGGCCGTAGAAAATGATGCTAAGTGGGTACTGTCCTTCCCAATCCAAAAGAATCATGTCAAGGATAAATCAGAATTGGCCGATCCTACCAAAGTGGTTTGGAGAAAGTGGCCAATCACGGAAGGTTACTTTGTAAATAAAGATGGACTAGTGGCGTGCAAAGTCTACAAAGAACTTCCTGCCCGCAGGCTTTGGGACGCCATCATGTCCTCCACCTACGACTACGCAGAGCCCGGATTCATTCTAATTGATGAAGTAAATAGCCTAAACAATAATTGGTGGTGTGAGGAGATTACGGCCACTAACCCTTGCGTCACGGGCGAGACAAGACTTCATACAGACAAGGGAATGATTCCAATACGCGAGCTATACGATTCCAAAGAATTGATTGTTGCATCTGTAGATACTCGCACTCTCAATAGCAAGCCTGATTGCATTGGCGTGGTTCCTAGAGCAGCTGCGCCAGCATTTCAAACATGTACGGGAGCGGAAGTGTTTGCCGTGGAAACTGAGCACGGCTATAGCATCAATGCCACGGACTGGCACGATTTCTATACCACACGAGGCAAGATTGAGCTTCGTGATCTAAAGGTTGGTGATCAACTTCTAATTCAATCTGGGAAAGGGCAGTTTGGAAAAGAAGGAGAGTTTCAAGACGGGTACGCAATGGCTTCAAAGTCGTCTGCATTGGTTCCTGACAACGTCTGGAAAGGTTCCGAGGATTATGTACGAGGTTATTTGCAGGCTCTCTACGAACACTACAGCGACCTATCTGGCGTTACGAAGGGAATAAGGGGAGGAAAGGAAGAGAAAATACGGCTGTTTGCGGCTTATCGGTTTTCCGATGAAAACTACCGATTTCTCAAGAATGTCCAGATACTTCTATCCAACTTTGGAATACTCTCGAAAGTAATCGGCAGGAAATTAGATATTAGCACGTTGATTGTCTCTGGTGCATCAGTCCATAAATTCATGGCTGAAATCGGATTCCCAGCGCAAGGAAACAGATTTACTAGAGTTTGCATAGATAACCCGTGCTCCTCTGAAAACACTATAAAGAAAACGGAACACTACTACTCGAAAGTGGTCAGTATCGAGCCGCTGGGAATCTTCCCGGTCTATGACACAACACAGCCCGACCATAACTCCGTAATCTTCAATGGAATCGTAACCGGGCAATGTGGAGAGCAGCCATTACCCCCAAACGGTTCTTGCCTGCTGGGATCAATAAATCTAACTAAGTTTGTAGAACATCCATTCACTGAACAAGCTAAGTTTGACTGGAAAAGGTACATAGAAGTAGTCGAAATCTTCACCCGCATGTTAGATAACGTAGTGGAGATTAACGGCCTACCCCTTCCAGAGCAACGGAACGAGATTACCCGTAAGCGCAGACATGGAATGGGATACCTAGGACTAGGGTCTACCTTGACCATGCTAAAGATTCCTTATGGTAGTCCAGAGTCTATTGGGTTCACGGAACGAGTAACTAGAGAATTAGCACTGGTCGGTTGGAAGGTAGGGGTTGAATTAGCAAAAGAGAAAGGGGTTGCTCCGATATTTGAAGATTTCTTCGAGATTACGCCTGCTATAGCAAGGCTTAGGCCAGCGTTATTGGAAGATGGCTACAAGGTTGGCGAGAAGGTTTCAGGGAAGATACTATTCAGTTATAGCCACTATATGGAGAAGATCCGAGAGGTTAATCCAGCATTGCCAGAAGAGATCAAAACCTACGGCTGCCGATTTACTCACCATTCTTCTATAGCCCCCACAGGAACAATCTCCCTTTCACTTGGAAACAATGTAAGTAACGGAGTAGAGCCTAGCTTTGCCCACCAGTACTCAAGGAATGTCATCCAAGAGGGTAGGAAGACCAAAGAGAAAGTAGACGTGTTCTCTTATGAGTTCCTAGAATACCGTAGATTGATCGACACCAACGCCACAGTAGATAGCCTCCCTAGCTATTTCGTAACCGCTTCAGACATTCCTCCCAAAGCACATGCCGACATTCAATCGGCCGCACAGAAGTGGGTAGATAGCAGCATATCCAAAACTATCAATGTCCCAACTGACTTTCCCTACGAAGAATTCAAGGAAATTTACCGGTACGCCTATAAAAAAGGGCTAAAGGGATGTACCACGTTTAGGTATAACCCTGCGGTTTTCCAAGGCGTGCTGGTAAAGGACAAAGACCTAGAGGCTACCAAGTACCGATTCGTATTGGACACGGGAGAAATTATAGAACTAAAGGGAAACGAAGAGGTGGAGTACGAAGGGGAAACTCACACGGCCGCCAATTTATTTGATGCCATGAAAGAAGGGTATTACGGGAAACTATGATGAGCACGAATAGAATACAAACCAAAGTTGTGTTTTACGGTCGACATTGCGAAATCGATACCCTGATCGATGCGTCCTATCACATAGAAGAGCGCGACGGTTTGGAGTATTGCATTCTCGAACAATGGGAACTATTGGAATTTTGCGGAAAGAAGATTCAGAGTGAAAAGCAATACGAAAAGTGTTTGGGTGCATTGATGCACAGCACGGGCATCCCAACGATTGAGGGCGCAATAAACGAACTAGAAGACACAGTACAAGAAGCCGTTGAATCCCACACTACAGATGAGAATTGCGATGCATAATCTAGCCATGAATAGCCTTATGCCTATTTTCAATAACGCCGCGGTAATGACCTCCCGAGAGATTGCGGAGTTGGTGGGCAAGCGTCACGATCACGTACTACGAGATATTCGCGTAATGGTCGAAAAGTTTTTAGCCTCCCCAAAATTGGGTTGGCATTGTGTGTCAACGACTTACGTGGACGAGCAAGGAAAACCACGCGAGATGTTCGAATTAGACAAAGACACCACGCTTACCTTGATTTCTGGGTATGACCCAGTAGTCCGATTCAAAATCATCAAACGCTGGCAAGAGCTAGAAGCAAATACGCAAACCAGCATTCCAGCTATTGGCTCTACTTACTCCAACGCTCACTTGGTATTTGATGCCCTATTCAAAGTTTGTCAGCTGATTGGATTAGACACCAATGCCGCGGCAATCTCTTCTAATAATGCCGTGGTGCGCAAAATTGGGATTAACCTGCTCGAAGAGGTGGGGCAAGCCAAGCTACCCTCCCCTAACAACGTTGTGACGCTAACCCCCACAGACATAGGAAAGTCCATTGGCCTATCCGCTAGAGAAGTAAACAAGAAGCTAGAGTGTCTTGGTCTGCAATACCTATTAGGAAAGGTTTGGGTACCAACAGAAGCGGGTAAGCAGAAAGGAGCTAGGGTAATCGACTCTTCGAAGAAGAATAGTAAAGGTGCGATGATCCAACAGCTTCGATGGTCTCAAAATATCCTTGTTCTACTTACCGATGGTGTCTAGTTCCATGGAAGACACTGATTTTAATAGCTGGTTCCTCGAAAACTGGCGCAACAAATCAGAAGAAAACAAACTCCAGCGCGAACAAGAAATGGAAATTGCGCAAGCAATTGAAGCATTATTTGACAACGGAGATACAGAATCTTACGGTCAAGAATTCATTGATCTTTTAGGTGCTCAAAAATGCAACCAGTCTCGATAGACGTAGCAACGCTTTTCAACTAGAGAAACCAGAATGACCAATCTAACCGTTTTTAAGTTTGAAGATATCCAAGATGTCCGAGTTGTAATGTTAAATGAGACACCTTGGTTTGTGGCTACTGATGTTTGCAAAATTTTGGGGATAAAAAACACGTCGGACACAATGTCCAGAATAGACTCAGAAGACACACAGACTATAGATTATTCAATTGTGGCTATCACCTATAGTCGAGAAAATCAATCACTTAGCGCGTTTGATCCAAAGAAGATTATCGTGGTCAACGAGTCGGGACTCTATTCTCTTGTGCTTTTTAGTCGTAAACCAGAAGCAAAGAAATTTAAGAGGTGGATTACTTCAGAGGTTGTTCCGTCTGTTCGTAAAACTGGCCAGTACTCGATTGTTGCTCCTGCCAAACCAATTGAGCTAACACGCCTCCAGTTAATCGAGATGGCACTAGCCGCCGAAAAGGAACGATTGGTACTAGAGGCTAAAGTTCAGGAACTAGAACCAAAGGCCGTGGCACTCGACAGAATTGCAGAGAGCAAAGGTTCGCAGTGCATTACGGACGCTGCTAAAGCTCTAAAGGTTCAACCGTGCAAGCTATTCGAGATACTGGTAAACAAGAAGTGGATATACAAACGGGACGGCGGCAAGAATTGGCTAGGCTACCAAGACAAGATCGAGTCTGGCTTGCTAGAACACAACATCGTGGTGATTGGTTCAATGTCACGTGAGCAGGTCTTACTAACGAGTAAAGGTATTACGAAGATTGCACAGGTGTTAGGTGGAACAATAACTGTGCAGGCGAGGCTTTGGTAATTAGTACTAATCCAAATTTAGGAGCAATTCATGAACAAGTTTACTGTTTACCAGTTCGAAACAAACAAGATCAGGGTATGGCGTGATAGTTTTGGCAACCCTTGGTTTTCCGTTCACGACATATGTCGGTGCGGCCGATCTAACAACCGCGTATGGTTTTATGGCTTGCCAGAGAACCAACAGGGGATAGCAAATGTATCATCCACGAAGTCTGTCTTGGTCGTTAGTTTTTACGGGTTGGTGACAGCCTCGGAGAAAACTCGTACCGACGTTAAAAAACTCATTGACTTTATCAGGTCAACCGTGATGCCTAACTTTCAGAAGAAAGACATTGCTAGTGTTGCACCATCCACTACTAAGACAACAGAATCAAAGCCATTTGCGTTGAGCCTAGCTTTTGAGAATCCAAAACAGGCAATTACATCCGAAACTAAAGAGATTGCAAAACCTGCCATTACGCTATCAACAGAAGAGAAGATAGCGACCATTTTTAGAATACAATCCGAATTGGAGAAGGTGCCGGGAGTAAATAAGTCTCGGTTGTTATCCGAAACCCTAAGTTGCTTGCAAGAGGTTACTGGATTACCCCTTGATAGCATGCGTTCGTTAATTACAGATGAAGTTACACAACGTGGCCGCTAATCTGTTTGATGCCATGAAAGAAGGGTATTATGGAAAACCGCGACATACAGCACATAGAATTAGAAGTGGTATTTTCCGATAGTATACAGAAGGAGAAATTATATGAGTATTGACCGTCCGATTAGATGTCGACATGCAAAAACGGCAATAGGCAATATCAAGTATTTTATTGCAGAGGGAGGGCACTGCGTTATTGTTTCTCGACATACTGACAATCTGGAGGCAGCGAAAGTTCTTTACCGTCATTTATTTGTTGGTAAAAGGGTTCATTGCGGAAATCAAGTTTGCAAAGACTCGTTAGCATAGACGTTGCGGGAGTTTATCAAATGGTTTGCTTAGAGCATGATTCTTCATGTAGTGAACGGTTTTTCACAGGAGATTCTGTGGTAGACAATTACAATCCTAGAACAGAGCGTGGGATTAGGTTGCTTGCCATACGCCGAGATTACGTGGTCAATGGTGGACAACTTCTTGATGGTGATGCGCTGGATGTTGAAATACAGATGCGAAAAAATGTAGTGATTGAATAACTCGGAGAAATTAAGCATGCCATGCATCAGCTACGAAAACACGTATTACAAAATGCAAATGGATATTTGGGAAGAAGAAGGTGAGATTTGGTTCTTCCTAGATGCTGTGGTGCTACCAGAACGACTAACACGAGTAATAGACTCTCTCGAAAAAGTAGAAGAGAGATTTCTTAGAGGGCTTAGGGACAACACGAGAAAAGTGTATTGCCACGGAGTCCAATACGTCGTGAATAAGGAAGGTCTCGACATTCTAACCTCTATGAGAGAAACCCCAGACATCATTGCCCCATTCTGCCACGCCGCAATACTCAAACACCGAAAAGGAGAATTGAATGTCAACCAGAATTGCAACTAAGATCGTTGATTATAGCGTTGTCCAGTCCGATGCTACCGTGCTTCAAATGCCAATAGCTTCGAATCCTCAAAGCATAATAGTTACAACCGCAAAAAAAGAACGGCCTCCCCTTCTCCACGGAACCACTTACAAAGTGCTAAGCCCGTTATCTGAGCACGCCATGTACGTGACCATCAACGACATACTAGAAGATGGCAAGCGGTCACCATTCGAGATGTTCGTTAATTCTAAGAACATGGAACACTACCAATGGATCGTAGCCCTCACCCGCACAATATCAGCAGTGTTTAGGCATGGTGGGGACGTGAGCTTTCTAGTTGAAGAGCTCAAATCAGTATTTGATCCAAAAGGTGGCTATTTCAAAAAGGGTGGGAAGTGGATGCCTTCACTAGTGGCCGAAATTGGGGATGTGATTGAGGAGCACCTATCTTCTATTGGATTGTCTTTTAAGGTGCCTGCCGTGAATCCATCCGCACGAAACGCTGGAAGTGTATCCAACCATACCGCCATGGAAGTACAGTGCGAAAAATGCCTACAATTCTCAGTAGTGGTCAGCGAGGGATGTAGTACGTGCATGAGTTGTGGAGATTCAAAATGCGGATAACCGTAGCAGAGTCTGTTTGGTTGATTAAAAATTACATACCACGGGAATCGCTTATTATGTGCCACGGTGCATCTGGTGCTGGCAAGTCCTTAGTTGCATTAGATATGGCTCTACATATCGCAACTGGTAAAAAAGAAGTGGCTTGGTAACGATGTGAAACAAGGCGTTGTTGTTTACCTGGCAGGCGAGGGCTTTAATGGTTTAATCCGAATGATTCAAGCATGGGAGCAATTTCACAATATCAATATTCCTAGTAAGAACATCCATTTCTCAAAATCTGTCGTTGGTCTAAACTCGCCAGATGTCCACAAAATAGTCCGAGAGTCTATTCAAGAATTAAAGCAAAAGCCGTCCCTGATCATCATTGATACCCTACACATGTTTTTTGCAGGCGACGAGAACAGCGCAAAATATGCCAAGGGGGTGATAGACGTGTGTGGAAAACTTACCGAAGAGTTCGGGAGTTCAGTACTGTTGATTCACTATCCGTGCGTATCAAAGAAAGCGCAACACCGAGCGAGGGGATCGAGTGCATTGACACATGCGATAGATGTGGGATTCAGTGTTGAGAAAGAAATGTTAAGCAACGGAAATTTGGGTCGGATTAAAATTATACCGAGGAAAAGCAGAAACACGGAACTTTCTTTTCCTATTTATGCAACGCCTTGGAGAGATTTTGCGCCACTCAAAGATCATCCGTTGCTAGCACCGCGCGCCATTGAAAAAGCCGTCTTTTGACTGCTCTAGTGAGTGAGTGCTTGCCTTTTACCTCACCACTAACCTCGTACCAACAGACAATCGACAACCCGAAACCTCCTTACCTTGTTTCAGTGCTTCCTTGATTGCGGCCTTATCTACGATCGTATGCTCAACAACACGTGTAGAAACAAATTCAGGTGATAGTGCAGATTCATTTTCTATCACTAATGACGCGGGGTTATTCTGAATTGAAACACTGAACCAAGGATGCTTGATCTTCTGTGTTCCCACTGCCTCCATGCCAGATTTCACGTATTCAAGCAACCAAGCTGACCGCGTCTCAATCGCTCGCCTACGCTTTGCCATTGCCTCTTCTGCTTCCTTGATAGCCTTTGCTTCTGCTTCCAAGCCACGCGCAAAAGCGACAATGTTAACTGCTTTAGTACCAAAAGCGTCTTGTACGTCTTGCATTGTGTCCGCAACATCAGCAGCGGTCATATCATCCCGCGCCATAAACTCTTCCAGTATCTTCGTGTAATCGCTTGCAATCTCGTAAAGTTTCATAGTAACCTCTAAAATAGGGGAGGTATGTCACTCCCCTTGTGTTTGGTTTTACTTCGGAACGTCGTTTAGTCGAGTAATAATGTAATCAACTTGCGAATTAGAAAGGCTTTCAAGATCCGGTGCCGTCTTCGTTTTACTGATTGAGCCAAGGAAAACTGACAATTTCGCAAGAGTGATGCCGCGGGGTTTTAGTTCGCGAATAAGCCTGTGTATCGGCTCGTCAACAACAGCAACAACCGATTCTTTTGTTGCTAATGACGTGCTCTGAACGCGCCGATTGCGGTCTTCTTCTGCAATCATTTCTTCAGCAGGCGTTGGTTCATATCCTGCTAATACCATTACCCAGGAGAACGCAAGTCGCGCTGCTTTAGACGTGGCTCGCGTTTGAGACATGCTTCTACGTGCAAAATCGCCGCGATCGTCCCACAACTTCTCGTCACCCCCGCATTGAGCAGAAGCGCGCGTTAATACCAATCCGTCGCTAATGCGTACAAACTCTACCGTTGAAATGAAAGCCTTTCCTTCCCTAGTCGTTTCAACTTCCCTAGGCAGAGCTCCCAACATAGCTGCTAACGTTGTCCATCCCTCGCACTTGACAAAATTCCTCCCTTTTATGTTGATAGACAAGCCTTGTGCTTCAATCATTTTCTTTAGTTCCGTTGCAACAGCGGCTGAATTTTCAACAAAATTCAACGGGGTCGAGGCTTTCAACATGCCTAGATCAACACGGTGTTGAATCTGTTTAGACTCAACAGCGGCTTCTACCGTACCTTCTACTACTGTCTCTAATGCCTGCGCTTGTGATTCCACTTTTATTTCCCCTTGGTTTTGGGGAGGCTCATACCTCCCCATTCTATTTACTCTTTGATCCTGAAACCACCTACCCACGTACCCTTGCCTAGCGGTCTATTTTCAGGGTAAACAACAAAGCTGGAATGGATGGGCACAGACACTCGAAAATCTCCGTACTTTCCTTTCTTTTCTCTAACAACAATCTTGTATCCAAGCTCGTCAGATACGATATTTGCAAATCGTATGGCATCAGACATTGTTGCATAAACAACTTCGGCAACAACGCCGGTAATTGACTTTACAGACTCTCTCATGTTACGAGCTTCTGCATTCTCATTACTTGCGAGCTGTTCAACATCACGCATGCTCGGAACGGTCATTAGAACAGTGTATTGCTCACCAGTAAAGCGGTCAGTGCGCACATATTCAATCTTCTTTACGTCTTGAAAAATTCTATTCATAAAGCCTCCTACGGCTTTTGGGTTTGTACTGCTTGGTCAACTTCTTGATCCATTTCGTTTCTCACTAAACAGACAATAGAATACTATTTTATTTAGTGTTATTGTATATCTCTAAAGAGATAGTTAACAAAATAAAATAAACTGTAAAATGTTCTTTAGTGATTGATTGCACTGGAGGTTGTATGAAAGTAGGCGTTGTTGGTAGCAGGTCAATTAAAGAATCACCACGGCTAATCGAAGTTTTGAATAGCCTTGGGTTTATCAGTTTGATTGTGTCGGGCGGGGCTGCAGGGGTTGACACGCTAGCAGAATGGTACGCACATGTTGAATGTATCGATACTTTAATTTTTAAGCCAGATTACAGACGCTACGGAAAGCGAGCACCATTGGAGCGTAATACTTTTATTGTGGATGCTTGCGATGTGTTAGTAGCGGTTTGGGATGGTGTTTCGAAAGGAACAATGGATACGGTCTCGAAAGCACGTAAGTTTGGAAAGCGGGTTATTCTGATTGAACCTGAGCGGCCACAGGGTTCACTTCTTTAGCAGGTCTGGGAGGGGAAACCCTCCTTTTTCTTTTTTTTTGAGTTTGCGCAGTTTCAAGGCCGCGACCTGAACAAAATCTTTTCTCCTTTCCCTTTATCATTTTTTGAAGATTTTGAGTGAGCGGGTCTTTTTACTTTCTAATTAGCGCGGTGGCAATGTGAGCCTTTTGATCTTTTCATTTTTCGTTAGTTTCTCGTTTCGCGTGTTTTGAAAAGCGCGCGGGAAAGAGAATTAAAAAAAAATATCTCTTTTGGTGGTCTTTGCGCCAAAAGAACGATATTTTTTAATGATCAAACAGCGCGTTAATGTTTACGCGAAAAAGAGAAGCTAATAGAAATAGGAATAAAAGGCTGCCAAGCGATTTTCTTTTGACGCTGTTCTTAATTGTGAGTTAGACTAATCGAAATCTAAACCAGTTTACCAACGCGAGACATGACAATGAAACCAATCCCACTCCGATTCTCTGATCTGACACACGATAGCCTGCGTCTTGCAAGCGACATTCGCAAGTTTGCAGAAGCAATGGGTATGGCTAAATTCACACCTGCGATTTCTAGCAGATTAGTACGTGCTGGCATCATCAATTCAGTTGTTGATATTTTTTTGGTCACTGTTAACGATATGAGTAGCGCAACGGCAGACTCTAGTCTAAAGATCAAAGACAAGGATACGTATTTTAACAGCGTCTTAGATTCTGTTCATAGAAGCAAAGAGATCACCTTTTCCAAGTTTATACGAGCCATTTTTCTACTAGACATTTCAGAGAAAGAGGCTAACAGGCTTGCAAAAGAGATTGGCACACTCGAAAACATGTTGGCTAGTAAAATTTACGGTTATTTTAGTAGAGAGGTAATAGACGGGTTACTGAAAGCCGAGGTTATAATTCAATACGAAGTGGCGCAGGAGAAGGAAAAGAGCAAAAAGAAGCAATGGAGCTATTCAGACGAGTACACCACTATTTCTAAAGAAGATTTTAGAGAGTTGATTGAATTCACACAAATTCGAGAGCCACACGCTTCTGATCTCGAAAGCGTATTTGTGGAAGGTAAGAGTGTTAGTTTAGTTGCCAATGAGAGAGGGGTTCACGTATCAATTATTATGGACAGGGCTAATCAGCTTATGGATATCAGGAGAAGGTCGGAAGCGGTAACAGTGTTTGTGCCGTCACACTTGATGCAAAAGGTAAAGGAAATGGCAGAAACACTGTAGGTTTTGAGTGGCGCAGTAAATGCCTTCAGCGGCAGTTACTCCTTCCACACCTCGGCACCCAACGGAAGCGCATTTAATTCAGCCCGCGCTTCTCGCCAAGTGGGGTAATGCTCCTGAAGGATCTCGATAAAAAGTTTGCTATGCACTGGTTCGACTAGGTTAACCATATCGTGAACAATGACGTATTCGAGTAGGTCTTTTGGTTTCTTCACCAGTTCGGTGTTAAGGCGAAGGTGTGCATCTCGGCGGTTACAGCTTCCCCACTTGGTTTTCATCCGTTGCAGGAAATAGCCGGTTACCTTCACTTTCAGCTTTGGCTCCCACTTTTTGATGAGCAACGGCACGACTTCGTGAAGCAGCGATTTATGCCACTCGTGAA